CTGCCTGCTGCACAAAACACAAATATCAAAACTAATATGAGAAACTTCAATGTCGAACATTTCCTCACGATGATTGAAGATCATAGAAAGTGCGACACAATCAAAGACATCATACTTCAATACATCAAAGAAGATCCTCTGTACGATGTCTACTTCACCCTTAGAAAACTTAAGGCAAGACACATTCTCGATTGTCACAAAGCGGTGATGATGCGGCGTCTGTACAGAGGTTTCTTTGGCATTGCAATCAGTACTGTTGAGTTGATACCTGAGGTCCCCGGGCTAGTTCAAGACTCACTTCTCGGCAAATACGGTGTTTTTGATCAAAAAGCACTATGCTGTCCAAGATTTATTCCTGAATTCTGGTCCGATGAAAATTGTCAGAACATAGATGCACACGGAATCGTCCTTGATAGAGACGGAGATTGTTTCTGTCTAATAGAGACTGATCTGAGAGGAACAAAGTCACATGACATCTTTTGCATGATCTTTTCTTGTTTTGCAATCCAGTCAGGTTCCTGTTTTGCCAAATCATTAGTGTGGGGATCTTACTATGCTTATGAGATGAGAGCAGAGGGTCTGATACTCAGAAACATCTGGGGTGCCACAGTGTCCACGCCTTCAGGTCTGGTTCATGTTCCTGAAGTCGAGAAATTTTTGGTCTCACAAGGCGCAGTTTTCGATTCTCCATTTCTTGATTTTGTAGACATTAGATCTGGTTATGACTCCATTCCTCGATGCATGTATATGATTAAAAATATGCGAAACAAAGATGAACAATCAATGATTGATGATCGTGTGTTGACTTTGCGAGAGATTAAAATTCTGCTCCACATAGGAAACATAGAAGACAACCCGGGTCCCGAGGACATGAGGCGTGGCATGGGCATAGACAAGGCATTATTTCTCGGTGTTGAAGAAAAAAGACTCACGACGCTCTTGAATGTAAACATGCCCGAGTTGATTGATGTTCCTGCTATTGAGTGTGCTGCGTTGTTATCAGACTCGAGGAAGGCCATTCATAACAGACTACTTTTCGCCAGACTTGAGTCTCTGCATTTGCCGCTAATACCCGAATCGAGAAACACCATAGTTCACATATCTGGCTTCTTGGGAGTTCCCTGTCCCACAGAAGGAACAGATTTATTCAAAACACCCGACATCGTCAGAATCTCGCGGTGCCCAGATGGTGTTCGTCTAGTTGAGGTGGAAGATGTGTCTTTGACTGATGGCAACGTTGCACAGGTGGTCGCAGAAAAGATCTCATATTATCACTTCTTCAAAATGTTAGAGTCTGCATCTATACGAGTCGAAGTCAAGGCATTTGTTTGCAGGTTTGCAGAAAACATAATAGACGAGTCTCTAAGCCCACATTTGCTGTATGATGTGACTAGTGCCATATCAAGATTCAACGCTATAATGATCTATCTAAGTTCGAACAGATTGGATTTCGCTCAAGTTTATTCATACATGGAGGGCACATCACACGAATTAAAAGATCCTTTTGTGTTTCCAAAGGTAACCGAAATAGAACAAGAGGCAGCAGGTTTTTGGAAAGAAGCCTTTAATACGTACGCAGAATTCAAGTCTTTTAAAGAGTCCACTGGTATCTTTTCTTATCTGAATCACTCTATTAAAGAGGAATCTGAATTCTTCAATTCACTCTGTGAGAAAATTAAGGCCAGAGTCGCTTCAAAATCTCGCAAGTATAGACAAGTCACACAAACAGAAATAGAGACATCAGTAGAGGCGTTCCGTGATGAGTATAATTCTTCTCTTTCAGGCAAAGATGTAATTTCAGTCCCACCACTGCATGCCAAACTTGTGCCATTCCCCTATTTGGCTTTGAATCTTGTGGATTCAGACAAAAGAAGAGATTCCTGTTTTGAATTGATCATGTCAGGCAAGTTAATTCCAACAAAACCATCACTCACAAAAGACTTGCTTATTTTCCTTAGAGACAGCTTCAGGAGTACCCCCCTACCAGAAGTTCACGACTTCAACCACGGGCCGGGGTGTCCAGAGCGTATTGCAAAGAACAAGTTGGAAAAGATGGACGAGTCAACTAAAATGAAATTTTCAGAGTTCTCAATCCGCAAAGATAATGCCAAGAAAGAAGAACGTGCCTGCATAGTCGGTCGAAGAAAAGTCTCCCTCCCAAGCAAATTCTGGACAAAAGATAGATACGAATCATTTGCAATGGAAACTGGCGAAGGGAAACTTAAAATTTTTGGAAAGGACAAGATCAAACAGTTTGAGTCGGAGGCATGGTATTCACTCGATTGTGATACATCAATAGTTGAGGACCTCAAGGGGTGGATCTGTCGTGAGGGCCATTCATGGGATACTTCTAAATTAAGAAAGTCCGATTACAGGTCCTCCAAATGGGTTTTAGAAAAGTCCATACGCCAGGAAGCAGACTCTGCGGTCAACACGTGGTTAGAAGACGTGGATCAATTGAATCTATTTTCAATGTCTGAGTTTTATAACACTCTTTTTATGGAATTTGCGTTCATGTCTGAGGATATCAGCAGACACAAGGAAGTTGTGTTGAGTTCTTTGGGAACTAACGACACACTTGTCATCATGTGGGGAGGCCCCATGTTGTCTTCTGTTGGTTCAACAAGAGTTGTCCAGATAGTCAAAAAACTTAACCTACGAGACGATTTCCCATTCTTATCTTCATGCAAATCATACATAGAAAATGATCTCCTCATTTTAGAACCAGTCAGAATAACAGAACAACAGATAGCACATTACATCAAAATACACAAAGCGACTTTGGACACCACATTGGGCACGCTGATGGACTCAGGCAGATCATATGATTCTATGACCGACGAGGATAAAGAAGCATTCTTTTTTACATCAAACATGGTTAGATTCTCCAATGATAAAGCAATCAGCACTTCACTCACAAATATTCGGTATATAGGAATGGCTCTCCTGGCTGATTTCGGAGATTTAACAGGCATGATGAAAAAGGCAGTTGAACCTGGGAGGAAGTTGATGTTTGTTTATTTTTGGAACAAGGTGATGTCCAACATGCTTGTCTGGAAAGATCAAAGCGATGTTAAAACAGATTTGAGGAAGCAGGCACAAAACATAGTCGATGGCAAAGGTGAGAGAAAAAGGAATTCTGTCTGTATCACTAAGAGACTTCTGTCTGGAGGCATGCATGCCAACTTTGATGAAACAGTGAATGAATGGTACTTCGGTCATGCTGCATCTAAAGAAATTAGGAATCATTATCACGAGATGGCACGTGCGATAAATAAGTTGGTTGAGACATATGAGAGATACAAGTTCACAAAAAAATGCAATCCCAACTTATCCAAGGGTTATGATTCAAGCAAAAGCGACACAGAATTTTTAGATGATGTGCTTGACTCCAATGTTAAAATTGGTACATGGTCCATGCGAGCAGCCAATTATGCGTCAAAGCTTCTCGAGCAGGAAACTTCTGGGGATTCAGTTAGAATTAAGCAGAACATACTTTTCGGCGATCTAAATAAACCCGTGTCCACTTTGGCAACAACAAAATCAGCGGTCAAAGAAAGAACTGAGAAGATGACATTGTTGGACAAAGAGCCCACTAAAACAGTGAATTCCAGTGGCGCAAAACCTAAAAACAAAATCTTCTCTGAAGCGATCATCAGAAAGATGATTAAGGATCCAACTATTGAGAATTCAAAGTATAGACGTATGGGCGAAGAAATCATTCCCACACGTGCAATGGTGTCTGACAAGAAAACAAAAACGATTGCAACCTTCTTTAAATCCATACATGAAACTGGTGAAGTAAGGATCGACAGAATTCTTTCAAGACTCTATCATGCAACGACGCCGTTTTACTTCACACTATTCCCAAAACCTCAGATTGGGGGTCCAAGAGAAATTGCAATACAGGATCTAATGACAAGGTTGACTACCTTTGTGATGGAAAGAGTCGCAGAAGAAGTGAATAAAAACTTGGAGTCCGAATCGCTCACGGATCGCGAGAAATTCATTAGGCAGGAATCATACATTTCTGACTGTCGTAGAGAACTGGTCAACTCTCTGAGAGAAAAGGACTCAACCACATTCAAGCCTTATTTCTTTAACAATGAAGACAACACCAGATGGGGCCCAGGAATGATACCAATGATGTTCGCAGTTATTGCAGGGCGGTTTGCAAAAGGAGTGTCATCCGAGTGCTTCGATTTCTTCTTGAATGGATGTCTCCAGATGATTGGGAAATTAATTGAAATTCCCAAGTGCATTTATGAAAAATGGGACAATAAATTTGTTCCTAAACCTTCTGATCCAATGTATGAACAAATCATGAAGTTTAAAGAAAATTTGTCAATTACAATGCAGGTTCCTGTTGGCATGATGCAAGGAATTCTTCACGAAAACTCTTCCACACTTGCTGTTGCTCGCATAGCGCTAACTAAGAAAATCTTGAACAAATTGTGGCCTGGCATATTTCGTGTGAGGAGCATGGCGGGATCAGATGACAAGTTTGATGCTGTGACCGTCACTGTTGATAAAGACATCCCCGGAGACTACGAAGACAAAGTGCGGATTTTCCTTTCGGTTAACGAGATGACGGGGAAGTTGATGAATGTTTGGAGATCAGCTGAGAAGAGTGTTACATCACGTACGGTGGGCGAGATGAATTCTAATTTTATATTTGATGGTGACACTGCATCTAGAAACTTTACAGAGTACAACTCTATTGCAGTGATTGGGAAAGGGATATCATATGAAAGTGATGTGAGATCAGGCATCGCCTCATTAGCGGGACTTGCAAGAGCAAACTGCACAGAATTGAACTTATGTCTTTTCCAGCGCACTTTGAAAATGCAGATTGATGGTGTTTATCAGACAGGGAAAGGAGGGAAGAATTCAGTCGAAGATAAATTTGAGGTCCTGAGAGAATATCTTCCAATTGAAATAGGGGGATTCCCAATTCTCACTGGACCATCTCTTATTTCAGGACCAATCGAGAGTCATAACTTCAAAGTTTGCCACTTTGGAAACAATATTGAAAGAAACTCGCTCATACACTTGGCCACATTTGAAGACACATCTATTTACAATATTTTTGCAGACTCAGGCCAAATATCAGATCTTACTGGGATTTCAAAGACGTCGATCAACTTTGCAATAAGAATTGTTTCCAAAGTGGAGAATCTGGCGAAAGAGATTGAATCTTATGGCTACGATAGAGATTCGGTTAGGAAGACTATTGAAGAAAAACCTTATGTTCCTTTCATCACTGCTAACACTCCTCGCCTCACATTGGTACGCCTTGCATCACAAATATATTCGTTTTCATCTCTTGTTGCGTTCTCTTACAGCACAGATACATCTAATCAAGTTAGAATGGCAAAGAATGCAACATCAGCAGTCTGCCATCTGGGTCACTATAAAAAGGTCATGGATTCTGGACCGGAAGGCGACAAGTCCATAGCAGTGGACAAGAGAACATTCTTGGATTGTTGTTGTGATGTCATTAACGCAGAAGTCACCCAGGCTCAGAAAGACAGTTTTTCTCGCGAGGTGAGACTAGCATTTTCAGACAACAGCAAATTGATTGCAACCAATGAGCTAATGAGTGCTTGGAGAATGGCAGCGTTTGGTGACAATTACATTGCAGGTACTTACAAGACTAGATGGTCAAATGTTTGCACTCCAAATCCCACGCCAGGGACCAAAAATAGTCCATCATCTGTTTTGACCGCAGTGCTTTTCCCTGAAGCTGTAGAAGATTCAATGAATCTACTAAGGTACCCCTTTGAATTAGGAACAGATTACTTCAAACTAAAGGAAAGATACCCGTACCTTAGAGAATCAATGGCTGAGACTTGTGCAGAAGTGTATGGCATTAGTGTTAATGACGTGACAGAAGAAAACAAGAAAGTCATTTACACTCATCTCATGGCAGAGACCATGGGTGTAGCAAAGAAAAAGATTCAAATAAGGTCGCAGTCGAGGAGGGAATACTTGGATGATCATTATTTGGGTGAGCATTTGTCCACAAGTATAGCAAGAAACAGGGTGTATTCGATAGAAAAGGTTGAAGCATCTTACGAAATCCCTTTCAGATTGGGGTCTACGGTCATGCTAGGCAAAGATGAACTTAACAGAACTAAAATCATCCAGTGCATGTGCTCAATGACACTTTACATAAGAGAAAGAGTCAAAGACAACTACCCGATGCGTGGCGAAGAGGAATTGTCTGAATTAATAAGAGAGCAGACTGTAGAATCTTATAGGTATTCTTCAATCACTGAACTCAGGAGGCTGGACACAGACAAAAGATACACATCATTTCTTGGTTATCTCAATTATTGTGATGTGGGATACGAATTAAGCAAAATGGAAACCACCTCTCTTACACATGCATTCTTAACTCTTGGTGCCATATTCTCCAACAGACCTCACACGTTCTTAGAAATGTTCCGGAAAAGCTCAAGTGGATGGGCATATTTTTATCCTACCAAAGTGAAGAAAGATGCGTCTAAGTCTGGTGTCCGATATGCAAAAGACCAACCAGTCACTTTAACTGCGTTCTCCCCCGACATGTACTTTGAGTTTGAGAAGACCGCTCACACGTCTTCAGTTTCTATTGAGATCAAAAGAGGAAACGGCCCCCAATTAGACATTGATTTCACTGCCGGAATTAAACTGATACAGAATTACACTTCGTATGGACATTTTTCGTCAAGTGTAAAAGTTGCGCTTGCCTGTCCTGTTGATTTTTCTGAGTTTGTTCCATTTTCATCGGTGAATTCTAAAGATAAATTCTTTATTGCTAAAAGAGGCAATGGTGTGTCTATAAAGCACAGAGATAGAATAAGGGAAAAGGATCTAGTGAGCACGTGTTCCATCAAATGGAAGAGCCTAAATAAACAAGATTACAAATCCATGGACCCCTTTAATCCTGTTTATACTCCGAATGCTTTCAGATCGGCTATTACCGTTGAGGCAAAAGTGAAGAATGTGCTTAAAACAGTCAATGTCATGTACATACGTGACGGCTTATTTGATCCAACTGTCATTTTCTCGTCAGATTCCGACAATTATTGGGGAGCGGCAGGTGAACTCAAAGCGTTCATGGATAATGGCTTGTTCAGCGGTAGGTGTAGAATCGATTTAAAGAGGAAAGAAAACCTTGTGAAATTCGAATTGCATTCCCACAGATGGATAGACCAATTGGCAGCAGCTCACACATGGATGGCAGATTCTTTCATTGATGTGCGACCCAAATATATTTTATCTCCGAAAGAAACTTCTAGCCCAAATGATTCTGATGAGTCAGAAGACATCGACATGGACGACTTCTTCGAGGATTATGACCCAGGTAACTTGAACGAAGACAATGGAATTTCGGATTTTGCAGACTACTCTTACGTTGAGACTGTCGATTTTGATTTAACAAAGAAAGGGAAAGCATCCATTTCAATAGCAAAAAGAATGGAAGCTGCTGAAGTCAATCTCATGCAAGAATACACCAAACAGGTCATTGTCCCTCTCATGGAAAGATTCAAGAAAGTGAGAGGATCAGATTGCGCACACTCGACAGCATGTTATATAGCTGCGTGTTGCATCGGTGCTTTCAGTGTTGATAGCTACGAACCATACCTTGGAGACATGCTTCCTCGAAACACAACCTACTCAGATTGCTTTGACCCGATGAAGCGTGCTCTCTTCACTGAGGAGGAAATAGACAATGCCGAGAGGAAATACAGACGTCTAAAAATGACATGCATTGCATATGCAATGCTGACAACTGTTAAGGCAAATAACAGAGCATGTGAGATAACTGAGATGACGCATTATGCTAGAGCTTCCTTGGCTGCTGATCTCAGAATACCCACAGACAACATAGACACACGGAAGTTTGATGAGATGTATGAGATGTTCATGAAGCCCAGATCTGAAGAGCTATTCCACATAGATTGATTGTAGTTGAATAGTTGAATATTTGTTGATCTGAGCGCAGGAAGC